TGGATCAAATCATAGAAGAAGCCCGTCGCGACGATCTTTCCATCGCAGAAAAGGCCGGCCTGTACGCCGCCACGCATGTCATAGCGAGAGACCTAGATAAGCACATCGACGAAGAGTGTGGTGGTGACGGTTACGCGCACGAGAAAGTCGGCACGATGCGCTGGCACGTCGGGGCTGCGCTCGGTTTCGACGTCACAAATAATCACTCGGCCGAGGAGCACACGGTCTGGGCTTTAGGTGCGCTGAACTCCTTGCGTAATGTCCTTCGGCAGCGAGGCAAGGCATAGCGCACGGCCAACGCCCGTCAGGACTGCCAGTCCATTCTCGCGAAGATGCCAGCCACCGCGGCCGGATCAAGCCCGGCTTCCTTGGCTTGAGCCATAGCTTGGACCAGCGTTGCTACGGCGCGGGCACTGCCGCCCTGATCGAAGGCCTGCAGCGGCGTCAGCAAGTCGATCGCGATGGAAGCGCCGAGCTTGTCGGAGGCCTCCTCGGCCAGCAGCTCGGCGATCGGCTGCAAGGTCCAGCTCGCAAGGTGGCGCTGGGCCTCGCGGGTCTGAGGCCCCTGTGCCGCCGACGTGAATAGGCTTGGCAGCACGCCGAACACGGTGCAGATGCTATCGCGCGCTGCGGCCAGGCTCTCGGTCGTGACCGCCTTTTCAAGATCGGGTGTCAGATCCTGCGGCTTCCAGTCCGATGCCGGCGCCGGTCCGCCTGCCGCGCTGACCGCCACCGATTCGCGCAGCAGCACGCGGCCACGCTGGCCACGGAACGATCGGCCCAGCGTCGTGCTGTCCTGGTCCGGGATCTCCGGCATAGGCACGACCTGAGAGCCTAGCGGCGCCTCCGTGTAGACCTCGGCGAGCGCCGTCTCGACCGCCTGCAGCAGGCCGGCCGTGAGCGAGGCCCGCCGCAGCGGGGCCGTGCCGGACCATGGCGTCGCCACGTCGCTGCCGATTCGGACATGCAGGACCTCGGCCGCGAGGGCAGTCTGCGTCGTGCCGCCGCCCGCCTCGCTGACAGACACCCGATAGGCGCGTGGCTTCCCCCGCCTGGTCGACAGGTCCCAATCGCTGCAGGGCGTGATGCCGTCACTATCGATCAGGCCGACGAATTCGCCGCGCAGCGCCAGCGACCGCGCCAGCATCGCCATCGTGCGCCGGTCGAGGAATCGCGTGCCCTGGACATCGGCGATCGAGAAGCCCGCTTCCCAGAGAGAAATACAGGCCTGCGCCGTGCCGGTCAGCTCGGCAATGCCGCGGCGACCGCTGATGTAGGACTCGCGCGCCGCCATGAGCTCGGCGGTGAAACCGGACATCGCGCTACGCTTCTCGACGGGCTTCTTCCCGAACGGCCACCACCTCATCACGCCCTCCTGAATGTGCGCAGCAGGTCGGCGGCGCCGCTGTCCTGCAGCGCTCGCGCCCGCCAGCTCGGCGACCCCAATTCTGTCGAGCCAACGTCGACGACGTTGACGGAGCGCGCACCGATGTACTCGAAGCTGACTTGGGCCATGTACTCGGCGAGCCGCCGATAGGCTTCCAGCACGGCCGCGGGCACGTCGGCGCCATCAACGCCGACGGTGCCGACGAAGCGGTAAGGGCCGGTGCCGGGCAAGCAGTAGCCGCCGAGCGGCGACGCCGACAGCGTGACGGCCTCCCACGCCGTGCCGTTCCAAATCTCGGTCGTGACGATCGTCGCGGGCTTCAAGGGTGGCTGCCAGTCGCCGCAGCCTTCGGCGATCCACTCAACTGTCCGCTCGCTGAAGCGCCACGCGACGTAGGCCTCGAGGCGCTGCCAGACCAGCGCTGGGTCGAGCGCCGCCGCTTCCGTCGAAAGGCCGGCCGGCGCGGCGGGATACTGTCCAGGTACGCTCTCGCTGACAAAGATCGTCGCGACCATCACGCCCTCCATCGGGCCAGCGTGCGGCGCAAGCCGACACCGGGCAGCTCGAGCGCCGGACGGTTGCGGGCCGCGACGGTCGTGTCGGGATAGGCCGGCCAGCTCAGGATGACGGAGACTTCGGCCAGGTCGACCGACCGCAGCTCACGGCGATTTCCCGACCAGCGCTCGCCGTCGGGCCGTACCTTGAACGCGAACGACATGCCGCCGAGATCGTGGCGCTGCGCCAGCTCGAGCATGTCGCGACCAAGCGACGTGTCCGGCAGGTCGAGATCGAAGTGCAGCCCGCGCGTATCTTCAGCGAGCCGCAGCGTGCCGCTCCGGGTCCGGGCCAGCAGCTTGCCGGGATCATGGTCGACCAGGGCGAGCTTGTCGCCGACATCGGCGAGCGTCGCCGCGAACGCACCGGCCGCGATCGTCTCGACGAAAGAGCCGATGCGCGCCTCGCTGCCGAACGTCGCGGCGTAGCCCTCGAGCTTGCGGCCGGCGGCCCGAATTTCGGCCGCCGCCGCACGGCGTTCGATCATCATTCGACCTGCAGTGCCGTCAGGAGATGCAGTTGGGCGAGCCGCGACACGTTGACATCGATCGTCGCCAGCGCGGTGAGCCGCAGCATGCCGGACTGAGCGTCGCTGTACGGATCCCTGATGAGGTCGATTCCGCCCCATGCGCCGATGAAGATCGGCGACACACCTCCGGCGGAGGTCGTCAGCAAGGCGACCGTGGTATCCGGCGTGCCGGCGGTCAGCGCGGCCCTCGCCGACAGCACGTTGTTGGCTGCCGGGAAGTTCTTCAGATGTAGGTCCCATTGCGAGACAGCCGTGTTGGTCACCAGCACGCCGTCCATGTAGGTCCAGGCCTGCGGGTGCGTCAGGATCTTCACGTCGCCCGGACCGTTCGCCGAATTCGCGGCCATGAACGTCGCGGCAACGGTGCGGAACACCGAGGCGGTGGCGGCCGCACTGATGGCGGTGGTGCCGTAGCCGTAGGTAGCCTGGCCGGTGATTACGCCCAGCGGCTCGCCGCTCGCACCCGACCCGTTGAACACGCCGTCATCGAGCACCGCCTGCATGGTGCCGTTGAGGTCACGCCGCACCGCAGCCTCGAGCGCCGCGCCGGACTGCGCCAGCGACTTCCGCGTAAGCTTGACCTGAATGCCGACATTGTGGTCGGGCGACAAGGTCCGCTCGGTGGTTGCGAACACCGTCGGGCCAGCGACGGCGCCGGTTTCGGACGCGGCCCAGCCGGCGGTCACGCTCGACGTGGTGAGCGGGAACTCGACCAGGCCGGTATCGATCGCGACCATCTGCGCGCCCATGCGGGCCGCCACGCTGTCGGGGAACAACCGATCGATAACCGGCCGGACCTCCTTCGGATCGAAGATGCCCGAGGCGACGGTCTCGCCGGCACGCCGCTCGAGCGCCTGCCAAGGGATCGGCATGCCGCGAAAGCTGCCGTTGCGGCGCATCTCGGTCACGACCTCGGCGGTGGCACCGTCGAGCGCCTTGCCCTCGTCCAGGGCGAGCACGACCTGCCGCACCTCGTAGCGGCCGATCAGGTTCGCCCATTCCTTGCTGCCGCGCGTCTCCAGCTCGCCCTTGGCCTCGCGGCGCTCGTTGTCCTCGGCGATCAGCGCGGCCCTGTAGCGGGTCTCGTTCACGCCGAATTCCTTATCCAGGTCGGCCATGGACCGGACCTCATCGTCGATGGGCTTTTCCTTGCCGACCAACGCGGCGAGGGCCTGGCGGATCTCGCTCTGCCGGCGAGAAATCTTCACAGATTCGAGCATCGTTGCTCCTTTGGTAGAGGGGGTGAGAGTTCATTGACGAAGGCGCGCCATTCTTCGGCGCGCGGGTCGGGCTCGGCTCCGAGACCGATTTCGATGCGGGTTTTTCGGCTGTGGCAGCGCGAATCCAGCGTTTGGAGATTGGCCAGCTCGAACGCGAGTTCGGGATGTGTGCGCACCGGCTTGATGTGGTCGACCTCGCGACCGGGCTTTCCGCATTTCACGCACCGCCAGCCATCGCGGCGAAGCGCCTGCAGGCGGAGCGCCTTCCAATGACGCGTGCGGGTGACCGCGGCGGAGTAGCGGCGCCAGCTCATGCCCACACCGCCTTTCGTGCCGAGCGCGGCGCGCGTCCTTGCTGGCGCGCACCTTCAGCGACGGCGAGCACGGATGCGGCTGCAGGATCGATGCGGCCATTGCTCCGAGCCTTCGCGAGCTTCAGGTTGTTGGCCGGATCGCGAAGGCAAACGGCATCGGCGAAGGCCGATCGCAGCAGCAGCGACGGCTTCGACCGCACGCGGCCGTCATAGCAGGCACGACGGAAGCGCTCGCAGTCCTCACCTCCATCGCGGAAGCCTTGCCCGCGCCACACCAGCGGCGCGCGGATGCCGGCCTTGTCGATCGCCTCGCCGAGCTCCGATTGCTTGTATCGGTCCATGGTCAGTGCCGAGATGGTCTCGCCCGCGATATGGCGCATGATCTCCGTCAGCCAGGCCGCCACCGGCACCGTCTGTTCGCCGAGCGTCGACAGCTCGCCGCGGTCGCGCATCTGCATGTAGCGGTCGCCCACGCCATCGGCTTGACCGCGATCGAGGAGAGAGGGGCGCGCCGGGAAGGTGCCGACCACCTCGAGGCGCCCGGTCTGCGGCCAGTAGAAGGCGGCGGCGGACATCGAGGCGGACCCGCCAAGATCGATGCCCACCACTACCGGCCCGGAGCGCGCGGGTACATCCGCCGCTTCACACCGGAGCCATTCGTCGACGGTCAGCAGCAGGTCGCGCGTCTCGCCGCTGACACGTTCGTTGCGGTTGTAGAGCCGGAAGCTGGTGAGCGTGCTGCCACCGCGTGCGATGGCGCGACGGGCTTGGGCCTGCAGCCACTCCAGCGACGCACCGATGCCCGCCACGGCGCCAGGGTTGGCGACGATCAGCGATTCGAGGTCGTCGGCAGGCAAGCCAGGTGCGGGGCGATGTTCTTGCCGATAGACACCGGGCGTTTCGTCGTCCAGCCACCGGCTGAACGGGTGCGCATCGTCCGGCGCACTGGTGCTGATGATCAGGGCGCGACCGCCGCGCTTGCCCAGGCCGGACAGCAGCGCATGCTCGAGCGCATCCCCCTTGTCGGCCTGCCAGTGCCCGCGCTCGTCAAGGATCGCCAGCGTCGGCGCGCCGCCGAGCGCCGATTTCCCGTCCGCTGGAATGACCTTCAGGACATGCCCGCCGCCGTCGCCCTCGTATTCAATCTCGAGCCGGGGCGCGCGCCGGAACGTCAGCGCCTTCCTGGTCGTCGGCGGCAGCGAGCGCGCGAAGCCCTCCACAAAATTCCAGCAAATGCGGCCCTGATCGCGGGTGCGGGCGCCGATGACCACCTCGCGCTTTGGCTGCTTGTCGCCGAGCCGGCCCAGCAGCGAGCCGAGCCCCATGCCGGCGGACAGCGCCGACTTGGCGTTGCCGCGTCCAATCGACAGCGCCGCCACCGACACGCCGTCGGCCATGGCGCCGTCGACGAACTGCCGTTGAAACGGCGCCAGGCGCATCGGCCGGCCCGCCAAGGGACCCTCGGGCACGCGCAGCTTCTGCAGGAACGTCGTGGCCGCCGCCGCCGTCATGGCAGGCCTCGGGAGAGAGAGCGAACAAC